CTATTTGAGGGTATGCCATTGTGGCTTTATTATATTTTGATTTATCACTAACACTTTGATTATATTGTTTCAGTGTTTCATTTGTTATGAGTCTAAATGAACCTTTTTTAGTTCTACCATAACCTTTTGGTAGATCATATTTTGTCATCACTTTGTCTACTTTAAAAGGAGGTTGATACTCATAAAAATCAAACAACACATAGTCTGATGCTTCTCCCTCGGCAATATCTTTTGGAAATCTTATTGCTTTCTTAGAACCTGATGGTAATCTTTTATTTGAAAATACACTGTACGACTTTCTAAGTTTTTCTGCCTCTATAAACTTATCTTTTTTTCTAAAAAATGCTGCTGCTACTTCTGGACTTACTTTTGCCCAATTACTTCCATCCCACAATCTAAAATGTCCACCTATAGAACTACCTAAGACACCTCCTGAGTTAGATCTATAAAATTTAACTTCACCTCGATAGGTTCCAACATCAGCGATGTAATCTTGAAACAACCAGTTACTTTGTATATCAAGATTAGGTACTTGAACATGATCTATTGACCCAAGTATGGTGTCACCCCCTGCTAGTTGGGAGGTATCGACCTCTGATAAATCAATTTTTTCTTCGGCCATTAGATTGCCATCTCCCTAGATTGTTTAGTACCGTAACCCTTCACTAATCTTTCTCCTCTAATTTTATCATAGAAGGACTCTTTCGTGTCTTGCCAAACATCGTCTTTTGATACGGGGAATGAGGATTTTCCTGCATTCTTTACAAAATCTTCAGTTGGCAAAAGGACTGCGGTATCCCACTCGTTAATAGAAAGGTCAATAAACAGACCTTCCACGTGAGACTGAAGGTATTTATGAAGGCAAGCCTTAGGTATGTCAATTCTGCCCTCCATTAATTTTTTTGTAGCTAAAATTCTCTTCTTTATCGGCATGTAATGTAGGTTAAGACCCCAAAACTCACTTTTAGATGCCTTTAGAACATAAACTAAAGGAAATCTATCATAGTATTTTAACCACTTCATCTTTGCTTTGTATTCAAACATATAAAGATGACCTTGTACAGTAAAACGACGTAGTTCATTCTCATCTTGGTCTTTAGCAGCACCTACTCTATCACTCTTCTCATTTAATATATACTTATCAAAATTTTTCTTATAATTACTTGCTTCTGATTTTACTGCAGAACGATACCATGATAGTGGTTTCTTTTCTCCTCCTGTCTTCTCTGTTATTCTCTCGAACAACGTTTTATATCCAGTCGTGGAGGTAATTGTGTTACGCTGGATCTTTGCAAATCCTGTTGCCATTGTTTCATACTCCTAAATGATCCTCGGTTAGTATTAAGAAGTTCATCTGCCTATCTTCACAATACTCACGAGCAGCAGACCATTTAGTTTGGTTTTTTGCGTATGTCAGTGCTTCATTACGATACTTGGCAGTCTTTTTGTTTTTAACATTCGGTGGTTGTGTTTGTTTTTTAGGTTTCACCTCTATGATATACTTGGTTATCTTCCCAGTCTTTTCAAGGACTTTGATGTAGAAATCAGGAAAATAACGTCGCACTTTACCATCTGGTGCTCTGTAAGGTATAACTATCTCTTCAGAACCCCACTCTAATATAGAGGGGTTATTATCACAGAACACCATGAACTTTCGCTCCCAAAGTGATCTGTAAATGACTCTAGTTGGGTTGCCACGATACTTTTTGGGATTGATAGGTTTATAAATCCCAGAATATGCCATAAATATAAATGATCCAACATAGGTATTTAGCGTGTCAGTAAGAAGTTTTTTAGCGTATATGAATGCTAATGGCGGTATGTCACTGTCAAATCACTACATAGTCAATATTCAATTTCCAGGATTAGGAAATAGTATTGCATTTGTATGTGATGAAGCACAACTACCTAACACACAGGCAGCAACTGGAACAATAAAAGGTAAGTATATGGGTGAGGGAGAGATAAATTATCCACATACTAGAATATTTACTGAAATGCAGTTAGGATTTCAATGTGATGCTAATATGGGTCCTTTAAAATTCTTAAATCATTGGTATAGTACTATATTTAAAGAGTATTATGAGAAAGAAGAAGCTACCTCTGCAGGATATCCTTGGGCAGATGTAGCACAAAATAGTCCTCTACAACATAGATCTGTAAAAAGAAATAGAAATAGAACCGTACAATTATCCTATCCTGATAAGTATTGCACAAACATATATGTTCATAAGACAGAGGTAGGACCTAAAAGTATGGGTGGTATAAGAACATCAATGACATATGTTATGGAAAGAGCATGGCCTTTTGCGATAGATGCTGTTCCCTTACAGTTTGGATCTGCAGCAATAACAAAAGTTACAGCACAGTTTTACTATTCAAAACATCGCATCGTCATACCTGACAAAACGATGAGAGAAAAAGATGCAGAGTTAGATTTTGATGATGAAAACAAGAAAATTGGTAGAGGAGGTAGAGTTTACACAGTTGGTGAGAAAAAACGAACATTTATACAAAAGAAATTTGGTATACCAAATTTCAGTTACTAATTCCATAAAAGTGGGAAAAATTTTCCCGCTATTTTTTCATCTCAAAAGTCCGCTAAATATAAATATGACCTTGGAGTAAATATTATGGCATTGCCAAAAATGGATTTGCCAACGTATGAGTTGGATTTACCGTCAAATAAAAAAAAGATAAAGTATCGTCCTTTTCTAGTAAAAGAGGAAAAAATTCTTCTTTTAGCATTAGAAAGTGATAATGAACAAAATATAAGAGATGCAGTAAATAATTTGATAAAAAGTTGTGTGTTATCAAGAATAAAACTTGAAAATCTCGCTACTTTTGATTTAGAGTATATTTTTCTAAACATTCGTGCTGTATCTGTGGGTGAAATTATTGAGATGAATGTTACTTGTCAGGATGATAATCAAACTCAAGTAAAATATAATTTGAATCTTACTGATGTAAAAGTTCATTTTCCTGACGGTCATTCTAATAAAATTATGTTGACTGATACTTTGGGTGTGATAATGAAATATCCATCATTTAATAGATTTGTAGATGCACAATTTACTAAAAAAGGAGTAGATGAAGAAACTGTGCTAGGAATTATCGCAGAAAGCATTGATCAAATTTTTCAAGGAGATGATGTATATGATGAATCTACAACCACTCATAAAGAATTTGTTGAGTTTGTAGAGGGTTTAACAAATGCACAATTGGCAAAACTTCAAGAGTTTTTCCAAACATCACCAAGATTAGAGCATACATTTAAAGTTAAAAATCCTAAAACAGGTGTCGAGTCTGACTATACAATATCTGGATTACAATCTTTTTTCGGGTAGCCCTCTTTCACAACACGTTGGAGGGGTATTACAAGACTAACTTTGCTCTCATGCAACATCATAAATACAGTTTGAGTGATATTGAAAATATGATGCCATTTGAGAGACAAGTCTATGTTTCTCTACTAACTCAATACTTGGAAACACTTAAACAACAACAAGATAAACAAAGATAAATGTCTAGCGGAACTGTTGGTTATACAGACACTAGAGGTAATAAAGATTACCTGTCTATCATAGCAAACCAAGTCGGAAAAAGATTGAAAGAATCTTCTGATATGGCGTCAGAGGAACGTGCCTATGCAGCAGGAATGGCAGAGGCAGGGGGAACATCACTAGAAGAAGCAGGAATAGGGAAAGGATTTTTTTTCGGAAGAGCCCTTGGTTCAAGATTTGGCGGAGATAGAATTGCCAGAACTAGGGGCAGAATGGGTATGGGTGGTGCAGGAACTAACCCAACATCAACTCCAGCACAAAGATTTCGTGGAGGATTTGATTATAACGTAACTAATCAAATATCCAATAATAGTTTAGCTGATGTACAACCTATATCAAATGCACTATCTGTAGGACTTGATGGTGTAGAAAGTGGGTTGTTAGCAGTAGGAAGAGCAGTAGGAGGATTAGAAGCAACAACTGCTGATCTTTCTAGGACTCAAGCTAATTTGGCAAAGGCAATCATGTTTCAAGGTTACCTTTTCCAAATGTTCATGTCTCAACAGAAGGCACAATCTGGAAGAGCAAGTTTAGCAAGAGAAGAAAGATCAATAGAAAGAGGAAGTCGTGGTGGTGGTCGTATAGGTGGATCTTCATTCGGTGGTGCTGGTGGTGGTCGTGGAATGATAAATGTAACACCTGGCGGTGGATCTGGTACTGGTGGTGGTAGTACAGGTGGATTTGGTGGTGGCGGATTATTTGGTGGTGGTGGTAGTTCAGCAAGTAAAATTTCAATCCTTGGTACTAATGTTCAAGGAATAGCAAAAGGAGTACAAGTTTTTAGGGGGGCATCTAGAAAAAAAGGTCTTTATAATTCAATGACGAGTGGAGGACTATCTGGAGGAGTTGGTTCTAAAGTTTTTAATCAAATGGCTGCAGGAGATGTAGTTGGTATGATTGGTGGTGCTCGTGGTGTCTATGGACAAGCTGGAATTAAAATAGCAGATATGAATCTTAGAAATCTAGATTCTGCTGATAATGTTGCTACTGCTTTGGCAAAAATGTTTGGTATGTCTACAGAACAAGCAACAAATATTGGTTTGCAAGCTGGAAAATATCAAAAGAATACAGCTTTCAAAAATAGTTATGATGAAGCTGCGAAAAAATTTGGTAAAGCATTTGAAGCGAGTACTGAGACTCAGAAAAAAATAATGATGGCAAGTCTGTTTGCAGATGATGGGTTTAATTTAGAATATATGGAGGCGTTGCAAAATCTAGACGAAACTGAAAATCTTGTGAAAAGTGCTAAAACTCCAAAAAAATCAAAAATTTTAGGACCAAATGGTAAACCTATAGAAATTACTGACCAATTTGCTATTGATTCATTAAAAAATAGAGATGAAGTTTTTGAAGCAGTTGCAAGAAAATATGGTGATACTGCTGCTGAACAATTCATGGAACTAGGATTATTTGGTGCTAGTGATAAAATGTATTTAGATTTAGCAGACCAAGTAAAATATTCTAACACTGCAGAATCTTTAATGAAGCATTTTCCAAACTTTAAATTTGATAATTTGGAACAGGCAATGGTGTTAGCTAGAATTGGTGATATGACTGATCAGGGAATTCCAGCGACAAAACAAATTGACATCCTCTCAAATAAAATGGGAGTTAATGTTCAAGAACTCTTAATGGATAAAAAAATAGGAGATGCGATAATAGATAATGTCACTGGTGTTGGAGCAGCATTTGCTAAGACTGGTTCTAGAGGTGTGTGGAGAAGAGTAGCAAAAGCACTACCTGGCGTTGGTCTAGTTTTAGGAACGATTTTTGCAGTTGAACGTGCTTCAAAGGGAGACTTTCTTGGTGCTGGTCTCGAAATTTCATCTGGTTTGTTAGGATTGGGAGGACCTGCTACGTCTGGACTTGGTTTAGCAATTGATGGATATCTATTAGGAAGAGATATGGGTGTAGTTCCTATGAGAAAGGCTGGTGAAATAAGTGGATTCTTACCAAACTCTCTCCTTAGTATTAATGGTATACCAACTGCAACTTTTAATGAAACAGGTAATAGAGAAAAACTAAGTATTACTCACGATGAACCAGATCCATATAAAAGAAGAGAGAAGATGTTAGCATTAGGTGGAGATAATTTAGGAAGTATGGGAGCTATAGGTGCTGTATTGAGTATTTTTGGTTTTGGTGTAAGTCAACTAAAAAATGTTTTTGAAGGTGCTGGTGGATTGAAGAAGAATATTGAAAGAAGACTTAATCCAAGTTATAATAATGATATGCAAAACATAAATTCATTATCACAAAATAGTGCTGATCCATTCCAGTTATCAAATGACACAGCATTAGCTTCAAGTACGAATATTACTTCTACTATCAATAATATCTACAATAATGGTGGCGGAGGAGGAGGTGATGCCTCTACTAGAGACGAAACTCTTGGTGGTACTTTTGCAATGTTAGACTTGCAAGAGTATGCTGCAAAATTCGGAGCGTCACGTAAATCATAATGGACTTAAATGCTGCTCAACAATCTAGTGCTGTAGAACTAGTTAGTTGTATAATATCAAAACCTAATAATTTAATATCAACCAGAGTATTATTGGGAGGAGATGCTATACTAAACTTTGATTTTCGTGAACACTTACTTTCTCCTTTTGTAGGAGGAACGCTAACAATTAGTGACGCAGCTAATTTTGTTAGTACATTTCCGATAACAGGAGGGGAAAATATTGAACTAACTGTTAGATGTAGTTTTTCTGATGAACCAATAGTACATAATCTTGTTGTTAATAACATTCAAGGAAGAATTATGCCCGATGAAAAGAAACAACTTTATGTTTTAAAGTTAGTTTCTAAAGAATTAATGATAAATGAACAAATACGAGTTAAAAAAAGATTAAATGGAACAATAGACGAAATTGTAAAAGAATTACTCGATAATTTTTTAAAAACTCCCAAAGATATTAATATTGAACCATCAAATAATAAATTTAAAAAAATACCAAGTGATGGCGGTGATAGACCTTTTGATGTGATTGCTGAATTGATTACTAAATTCATTCCTAAAATATCAAAAAAGAAACTAAATGATCTTAAAAAATTTAATAAAAAAGTTAAACAAAAAGAGAAAAAAATATCTGGAACTGCTGGATCTTTCTTTTGGGAAACACGTAGAGGATTCAATTTAACAAGTTGTGATACCTTGTGCACTTTAGAAGGAAAAGATGGTAAACCACTAGGGGTTCACGGTCCTTATATTGAACAAACAGCAAATACAGAACCACAAGAAGTCGCTATAGATCCAAGATTTAACATAAAAACAGTATTTTTTCCACTAGAAGTTGATGTCATGGCAGCATTAAGATCTGGTAAACTTACTAAACGAGTAACGTTATTCAACATAAGTACACAAGAATATGAAGAAGTAGTGTACTCATTGTCAGACAATTGGAATCAGATGGCACATTTAGGAAATCAAAATGATGTTGACAATATAGATTTTAGTCCTGCAGGAGAATTAACTGGTCTTAGTGCGGAAACCGAAGTAACAAGAAATATGTCTTTTATTATAGATCATGAAGCATTTTTCAATGAACCACAGGTTGGTAATCCAGAGGATGACTCAAAACCAGAAAACCCAAACGAAGCGTTTGAAGCATACAAATTTTTTGCTGCACAATCTAGTGCAAGATTTGATTTACTTACAAATCAACAGTGTGTAGTAAAAATTCCTGGCAATCCTTTTATATGTGCAGGAGATAAGGTGCAACTAATATTACGAGCAAAAGTTCCAGACACAATATCTGACACTATGAAGATAGATGTAGAAAGTAGTGGAGTCTATCTTGTCAAAGAAGTAACACATAACTATACTTTTTCAGAAGGAACTAGCGGAATATGCGAAACTACGCTAAGATTAATGAGAGATGCTTACGGTTTAAAAACAGAACCATCAGCACACGGAACCTAAATAGTATTGTACATACTGTACGGAGGAAAACACAATGAACACAATTGAAGAACATATCGCAAAGGATAAAGAAATCCTTGCAGATCCTAAAACATCAAAACCCATGCGAGGTCACATTGAAGATGAGTTGCATGATCTAGAAGAGTATGTAGAACATCATAAAGATGAGATTAAGGCAGGAGATCATCACGATCCCAATGTATTAGAGGTTTTTTGTGATGTGCATCCTGATGAACCAGAATGCTTAATATATGACGATTAA